ATAAGGGTGCGCGGGAAACTGCGCACAAACGGCATTGCAGAAAACAGTTACTTCGCAATGTAGGCCGGGAAAAGATGGTTCGACCCCATCCCCTCCCACCATGTGGGAGGGTGGCCCAACAGGCAGGGCGCCCGTATAGTCTGTTTTCGATTTTATCCGTTTGCACAACCTGGTATAAAGCGGCATTGTAGGCAACGGTTACTTCGCCTGCTAAGCGAGTGGTCGTGGGTTCGAGTCCCACCCAGCGTCCATCAGGGCGCAGGTAGCTCAGTCGGTTAGAGCACTTTACGTCCGTTTCCGTCTTTATCCGCTTTATATACCAACGCAAGCGTGCATTGCAGTTGCCGGTTACTTCGACTTTGAAATCGAATCACTTCCTGCCAACCCCAGGAAGCCAGATTATACCGGCCACGATTTCATCACGCTTGCGTTTCATTTTTTGGCAAAGGAGGAATGGACGTGTCCAAATTCAACCAGAAGTCAGTCTCGATCAAGACCGTCAACATGGATGGCCACGCGGCGTATTCCATGACCGACAAGGCAAAGCTGATCACCCAGGTGCTGACCTCATTCTTCAATGAAAGCAAGTTCTACGGCGACAACAGCAGCGATATGCTCAAGACTATCCAGCGTGTCGCCAAGACCTCGCCGGAGTTCATCGCGAAGCTGGCGGTGTTCGCCCGCAAAGAGTTCAACATGCGCTCCGTCGCCCACGTCCTGACGGCATGCCTGGCCAACGAGGAAAAGGGCAAGGCCTATGTCCGCAATACTGTGTGGAGCGTCTGCCAGCGCGGTGACGATCTCACCGAGATCATGTCCTTCTACCTGGCCACCTTCGGAAAGCCGATACCCAACGCCCTGAAAAGGGGCATCAACGACGTGCTTGGCCGGATGGATGAATACTCCCTCGCCAAGTACAAGGGCACGAGTAACGGGGTGAAGATGCGCGATCTGCTCTGTCTGTGCCATCCGAAGCCCAGAAACGACGCGCAATCCGATCTGTGGAAGCGGCTGCTTGAAAACAGGCTCGAAACCCCTGTGACGTGGGAAACCCAGCTGTCAGCCAACGGCAACAATCGCGAGACGTGGGAAGCGTTGATCGACAGCGGCAAGGTCGGATATATGGCGATGTTGCGAAATCTTCGCAATATCATCATAGCAAATCCCCGGAACATCGAGAAGGTGTTCTCCACCATCGAGGACCCGGACGCGGTGCGGCGCTCAAAGCAGCTTCCATTCCGCTTCCTCTCGGCCTATAAAGCCATTCAAGGCATCGGCGGCAGCCGCGCCCTGGACGCCCTGGAGAACGCTGTGAGCGAATCCGTGCTCAATATGCCCGTCCTGCGCGGAACCACCGTCATCGCCGTAGACGTTTCCGGCTCCATGAGCTCGAAGGTCAGCGACAAGTCTGACGTGACCTGCGGCGAGATCGGCATGCTGCTGGGCGTCATCGCCAACAGGATATGCGAAAACAGCGTATTCTTCACCTTTGACGATAAGCTCAACCGCGAGGACCTCCCGAGAAGCGTCGGCATCCTCTACGCCACCACGCACAGGGGCATGCACGGCGGCGCCACGAACATGGAGCTCCCCTTCAAGTCCATGCAGCAGCACGACATCAAAGCCGACCGCATCATCTTCCTGTCGGACAACCAATGCAACATGTCCTCTGGCGGCTGGTGGTACAAGCCGGTACAGACCGCTGCGGATGAATACCGCAAGGCCACGGGAAACGATCTGTGGGTACACGCCATTGATCTGCAGGGCTACGGCACCCAGCAGTTCCACGGGCCAAAGACCAACATCATCGCCGGATGGAGTGAAAAGGTGTTCGCTTTCATCAAGCTGGCCGAGAAGGGAATCGGCAGCCTGGAGAAAGCCATCGACAACTACGACGGCGTAGCAATAAGCCCGGAGCCTTGACGGTTCCGGGCTTAATCATCCTTTTTCAGCCAGTTGTCCAGGAATGTGACCAGCTGCGCGCGGGACACCTTCTTGCGTTCGTCACTCAGTTGGGTGTAGACGTTCATCGTGGTACGGACGTCGGAGTGGCCGAGGTAGTATTGCGCGCTCTTGACGTCGATGCCGGCGTCATACATCGCCGTAGCGAATGTATAGCGCAGATCGTGGGCTTTAATGGAGAAGCGCTTCCTCTGCTTCTGTTTCTCTGCCAGTCGTTCCTCAAGCGTTCGCCTGTCCTCCAATGTCAGATGCGCCGTTTCCTGCTCCTGTTTTCGCTTCTCTACGTCGCGTCGCCGTCCCTGCTGGCTGACGGGCTCGCCGTTCAATATGCGCTCCATGGCCACGTTGAATCCGTCGATGCCCCTGTCAAACGCGGATTGGGAAATCTGCTTCCCGTGAGCAGATAGGCATACCTGGCCGGACCGCTTCTTCTTCGGAATGGAGGACAGCGCCTCGTAGAGTGGATCGCAGATCGGCACGACGCGCTTTCCGGCCTCGGTCTTGGTAAGCTCCTTGATGACAGATTGGTTGGACACGATCTCCGCGGCGCGGTGCACGTCGATGGTGCGCGCTTCCAGGTCAACGCTGTCCCAATTCAAGGCGATCATCTCGCTGCGCCTCAGGCCGGCGTAGAGCATGATCATCATCCAAACCCCGGTGCGGTGCTCCATCCAGTTCTCCGTGATCAACTCCGTTTCCCAGCGAGCGAGGGCGCGGTGCCCTTCGCCGTTCACGGCGTCCGGCAGTTCGAGCTCCTCGGCAGGATCGTCGCGGATGATCTTGTTCTGGCGCGCCTTTTTGAATATCTGCTGTAGCACCATGCGATATTTTATGGCCGCCGATTCCGACATGCCCGCCATCTTCATCAGGCTGTTTTGAAGATGGATATTGCGCACCGTGGCCATGCGCATCGGGCCAACGTCCTGGAGCAATCGCGCAATCGCGCTGTCATAGGTCTGCTTGTTCGTCCCCTTCAGGCCAGATTTATAGGTGGTTTTCCACATCTCCACCCACTCGGCCACGGTGATGCGCTCGCTGAAATCCGGGATCCCAAGCGCGCGCTCCTGCTCATAGGCCGCCCGCTTGACCAGCGCCTCGCCCTCTGTCGCGCCGGTGAATTTCTTACGAATGCGCTTCCCGTTCTTGTCCCGTCCGTAGCTGCCGTAGATGACAACGGGCCCTGTCTTTTCAGTCTGCTTGTTCGTCGCCATGGGTTGTTTCCGTTATCCGGCGCGCCACGTTGAACAGGTCGATGTACAGCCCCATCTCGTGATCGTCGGTGGTTTTCAGCGCCGCGTCCATGATCGTGTAGATATCCAGCAGAATGCAATCCACGGTGTGCTGGCGCTCACGGGACGCAGCGTTGTACGCTTCCTCTAATCCCTTGAGCTGGTCAACAAAGATACTCTTCTGGATGGTCGGAATGGTGTCTGTGTCGATGCCGAGCAGATAGTCGGCGCTGACGCCAAGCAGCTTTGTCATCCGAACAAGCATCTCGTACTTCGGGAATTTCCCTGCTGTCTCGTAGCCCTGCACGTTCTGCCTGGGCGTACCCAGGGCATCGGCAAATGAATACTGCGTATAGCCGCGCTCGCTCCGAACGGCGCGCAATCTCTCTGAAAATGCTTTCGCAAATGGCGTAGGTGTGGTAGGCATAATATTACCCTCCTTGACAATGCTCTTATTTGGGGCTATAATAGATGTCGAAAGGACATCATTTGTAGCCAAAGTGTAGGTGAAGAAAATGCGAGTGAAGCTCCGCGATATGCGCGTGAACAATGGATATACCCAGTATTCTCTTGCTGAGAAGCTGAATATCTCACGCAGTCATTATTCCCAGATCGAGAGCGGTGAAAAGAACCCCTCCGATAAACTGAAGACCATGATCAAGATCGCTCTGCGGTATACGGAGGACGATCTGTTCGACATCGTCGCCAGGGTGAAGCCCAGGCGTGGCAATCCCTATATCCGCGAACACGAGCGCCTGACGCTGTCCGCGCGTGATGTTCCCGTTGCCCGAGGCCGGAAGCCCAAAGCCCGTACTTAATCCTGAGGCAGCTTCTTTCCGGCATACCGCTCGATATACTCATCATAGTACGGGTTTGTCCACGTCGTACCGTCGAACGTCTCATAAGAAGCTACGATTGCCTTTACAGTAGACACAACTCCAACTTTTTCGTTTAAGTCAAGGCTGATGCTGCATGTGCCGCCAGGCACCAGGTTGACGCCTTTATAATTTGCCTTTTTTGCGTAGACATTCGGGTTGAAATCCATCTGCATAGTGATGAAAACCGGTAGCCTGTTTGCATCCCAGCCCATGAAGGTTACGACAGCGTCCTTAATATCGTCCACGGAGTTGTTCACCAGGACGGCACGCAGTTGGTCTGGGTAGAGCGCCTTATAGTCCTGAGACTGTACGATAAACTGCGGGTCCGTGGCAACAAGCGGCTGATCTACCATCAGCGCGTCCAGCGCTCCCTCGGCGTGCTTCTCTTGGGTGGGCTGTTCGTTCTGTTCGCGTTCCTTAACGTTGTTCGACATGGTAGTAATCACAGAGCTAAAAAACGTGCCATAGTATTGGTATCCATTCGTCGGTCTGGATTCTGCGGCAGCACCGAGACAAGCGTTCAGTTCATCCTCCGAGAAGTAATTGGTGAAATTCTCGCCCTTTTTGACGAAAATCTCCGCCTTCTCTACATCCAGCAGAATAAGCATCTCATTGTCCATGTCGCCAAACATACTGGCACGGATATTCCAAACGATGTCCGCGTAACCTTGCACACCAAGCTCACCACAGGAGGCGACGATGTAGGAAACCACCCTTAATCCGAGCGCACGGTAAACGGTGCTGTCATAGCCTGCGATCTTGTCGATAGTCTCCTGTGACAACTCGCTAGTGGTATCATATGGATAAACACCAGCATAGTCATTATATGTTTCAGCAATAGCAGAGAACGACAGCAAAACCAGCAGCATAGCCACAACAAAAGAGATCATTTTCTTCATGTCGCATTCCTCCATCTTAGTTAGAAATCAGTTTTATTCCAGCTCGCGTAAGTGCTTCAATTCGCTGTTGCCTCGCTATCCCCCTCCAAGCGCACGCGGCGGTGTTCTTCAACGGCTGTGTGTTCCACGCTGGCCTTTCCATCCAGATCGAGGGCGCGGAAGTGCTCAATAAGATTCCATTCTCGCTCGTCGAGAATTGTTGTGTTTTCCTCGTTCCTGACTTCTCCGGTAAGAAGCTGTTCAATGGGAATTTCCAGATACTCACAAATGCGCACAATGTATTTTGCTGGAGGATCCGTATTCCTTGTTTTCCAAGTCGTTGTGGCGTTTGTCTTCAATCCAAGCATTTTACATAGGCCAGAAGCCGTCTTTCCGGGCTTGCTGTCAATCAGCATAAACATACGCTCACAAATCGTCATGTCACAATGTCGCCCCCTTAAAATCGCATTTGCGAGCATATCTCCCTTGACAAAGCACGCATATGCGAGTATAATAGCCCCATACCAACACAATGACGGTATTCCACGAAGCAAACGCCCGCTTGTAATGATGGATAAAGGCAATCGTGTAAAACAATCCACCATGAATTATACTAACAGGCTGTTTGCAACGCAATGACAAGGAGGTGACAAAACTTTGACCAATTATGGCAGGCGCGATTGGCTTCGGGACAAGCGCAAGGCTCGGAAGCTCACCCAGACCGAGATTGCGCGCATGCTTGATATCACCCCCACCCATTACCAGTATATCGAGTACGGCATGCGCAATCCATCAGCGCCGCTGGCCCGGAAGATCGCCGTGCTGTTCGACTTCCCGATGGAGCGCTTCTACGAAGCGCCGGCACGGTAGCCGACCTCATGAATCGCAAAGGAGGAACCATGATGCAGTTTACATACTACGACTTCTTGCATCATACGGGCATGACCCCCACCGACCAGAACGCCATCGCAGAGTATGAGATCATGCTTCGCATCGGAAGAATGCTGCCCGCCAGCACGCCGCCAACCGTTCTGCGCCGTCTGTGGCGGGACGCTTTCTCTCACGCTGACCCCACCGAACGCCGTCTCACCCACCGCATTCATCGGGGCGCGTTCAAGTAATCACAGGTTCATTATAACCCAACTTCGGAAGGAGTGAAAGGACTTTGTCTGCGGGAAAAACCTTCGGTGACCAATGCCGCGAGGCGCGTTTGAGGGCTGCAGCCTACAACGAAAAGCTGGCAACCCAAGCGGGCGCCGCGGAGCTTCTGGACGTAAGCTCGCCGGAAACGATTGGCCGGTGGGAGCGAGACGAGGCCGCACCCAGCAACATGAATGTGCGCCGCATGTCCCAGCTTTACAACGCGCCAGAGCTTCTCAACAACTATTGCGCCATGCAATGCCCTATTGGGTGCGGTCGCTTCTCGACGATGCAGAACGAGCCGTTTGAGCGCACCGCGATCAAGCTGTTCAATGAGGCACAGGGCGTCGGCGACATCGCAAAGGCGCTCCTGCTGATTGCCTCGGATGGTCGTGTGCGTCCCGATGAAGTCAGCGCGTTCCAGGATGTGGTCAAGCGTCTGGGAAGCTTGCAGGACGTGATCCACGCTCTGCAGCTGTACGCCGAGAAGAACAATCTTTAATCGCAAAGGAGGAAACCGCGATGCCGGCACGCAAGAAGCCCATCGGGTTCAATCAGAAACACTATGACGCCAGGCAGATCATGGAAATGTTCAGCGTTGGAAAGACCAAGGCCTACGACATCATCCATGAGTGCAGACGCTATGGCAGCGTCATCAAGGACGCCGGGACTGTCCGTGTGTCCGAGGAAGCGCTGACGCGCTGGTACAACGAGCGCCAGATCGAAAGCGAAAACAGGGCACCGCGGCGCGGGCGTCCGATGGGAGGAATGGACGGATATGGCATCTACGCAGTTGAGCATATTTGAAATCGCGGACAGCGAACGGGCAAAAAAGACCTTTTACCCGACGCCTGAGGCGCTGGCGAGAAGGTTGCTCGAAGGGTTGAAATGGGACTACATAGAAAGCGTGCTGGAGCCCAGCGCCGGCAAGGGCGACCTTGCGCGGGTATGTGCTGGCCTCAGAAAGCAGGCTGGCTACAACGGTTACTATCCAACGAGCGAATACTCGTGGAATGACGCCATCGGGAATGCAGATATCGACTGCATAGAGATCGACCCAGCGCTGCGCGCCGTGCTGGAACAGCAGAATTTCCGCGTCATTCACGATGACTTCCTGACCTACGAGACACAGAAGCGCTACCATTTGATCGCCATGAATCCACCTTTTGACCGTGGCGCCGCACATCTGCTGCACGCCCTGGACCTGATGGAGCGCGGCGGCGAGATACGCTGCATCCTCAACGCTGAGACCCTGCGAAATCTCTATTCCGATCAGCGGCGCGAGCTGGCAAAGCGCCTGAAGGACTTGAACGCCGAGGTTGAGTTCGTGCAGGACGGCTTCAAAGACGCCGAGCGCAGTACAGACGTGGAGATCGCCCTGGTCCGCGTCAGCATCCCAATGGTGCACATCGACAGCAGTTTCATGGACGAGATGCGAAAGGCACCCACCTACAAGACATCAACGGTGGCGAGCGAATACGCGGACATGGTGCGCTATAACGAGATCGACGAATGGGTGAACCGCCACAACTATGAAGTGGCCTGCGGGATCCGGCTGATCGAAGAATGGTCGGCCATGGAACCGTTTATCCTCGCCAATCCGGACGGCGACCTCACCAATCCGATTCTTTCGCTCAAAGTCCGAAGCGGAGGCTCCGATCGTGATGTCACCATCAACGAGTATATCAGGCAGACGCGGCTCAAATACTGGCGTGCCATCTTCCAGCACAGCACGTTTACAGACAAGCTGACGTCGAACCTACTGAACGACCTCCATGCCAGCGTCAACAAATTCAAGGATTATGAGTTCTCGGCCTACAACATCCTGACACTCATTATCCGCATGAACGGCAAGGTAGCCCAAGGCATCGAGGATACCATCATTAAGCTGTTCGACGATTGGACGGCGCGCTCCTACTACGAGGACAGCCCAAACCGCCATTACTACAATGGCTGGAAAACCAACGACTGCTGGCGCGTAGGCAAGAAGGTCATCATCCCGTTCTACGACGCATTCGACACCTGGGACAAGCGATTCAGGGCGTGGCCTGTGATATCCAGATTCCGGGATATTGAAAAGGTATTCGACTTTCTCGACAGCGGCCGCACAGACTGGCCGGGCACGTTCGGAAACGATTTCAAGGTGGCCGAGGCAACTGGCCGTGCGAAAAATCTCGACACCAAGTATTTCACTTGCACATTCTACAAGAAGGGCACCGCACATCTGGTATTCAAAGACCTTGATCTGCTGGAGAAGTTCAACCTGTTCGCCTCGCAGCGCAAAGGCTGGCTGCCTCCCAACTTCGGCAAGAAGCACTATGACGATATGA